CTGACCGCCTCGACGCTCGAGGCGACCCGGACCAGGGTCTCGAAATAGCCTTCGCCGACCTTCTGGAATTGCTCGAGCCCTGGCACGGCATAGCGGGCCAGATTATCGGCGGCTGCGCCAAAGACCGCGGTGAGCTTCTCCTGGATTTCAGCGCCGGTCAGGCCCTTCAGGTCGATCTTGCCGATGTTGACGACAAAGCCACGCAGACGGGACTGAACCTCGCCAAGCGACAAGCCCAGCGGCCCTGCTGCGGCCGAGATCGCATCATAGAAGCCGGAGAAGATCAGCGCGAACTGGCGCTCGAGTTCTGCATCCGCCGCCGAATACTGGGTCGAATAACTCGAGCCCATGCTGATCCCGAGGAACTTCCTGGTCTTCTTGACGTCGGTGTAATAGCTCGCGTCAAACCCGCCGGAGAGAATGTCCGCCAGCGACTGGCCGCGACCGAAGATGCCCTGGCCAGTGATCGTGGTCTTGGTGCCGAACAGCGCGCCGAACGCCTTGCCGACGAGCCCGACCAGACCGCCCAGAATGCCGCCGATGATGGGTATCTTGTTCAGAACAGAACCGACGCCCTCGAGACCCTTGCCAATGAGGCCGGTAACGCCGGTGGACTGGTAACCGGAGTTCACACCTGCAGCAGAAGCTTCAGCGCCATTGGTGCGGATAATGAGATTGGTGAGCCCGCCGATATTGGCCTCGATGTTGCGCAAGGACGCCAGCATAGCGGCGGAGTAGCGCATGGTCAGCGTGTCGACCTCGCGGAGGTGATCGATCGCCTTGGCAATGCTTTCCGATTTGGCTGCGCTGTCGCCGAACACGGTGCCAGTGCCGTCGTTGGCAGGGTCCAGCTTCGGGCCGCCGCCGCCAAACGCCCCGCCGATCGCAACGCCAAGCGAGGCAATGACCCCGGCCGTGATGGCCCCTGCCGCGATATTGAGCGGGAACGGCAGCGAGCGGATCGCATTGACCACAGCTTCCACCGCCTTGATGCCGGTGGTGATGATCGAGTTGCCCTGTTCGACACCGGCCCGGGCCGTATCGGATGCGGCCATGGCGGTATCGCTGGTGACCTTGGCCGCCGTTTGCGCACCGATCAGGCCGATCTTCACCGCGGCGTTCTTGATGGCGATCGCAAGCTCGAAGGCGCGGAACACCTTCTCGGCCGCGAGCAGCGCCTTGTAGCCGTCCGAGCCCTCCTTGAAGAACCCCTTCGCGGCCGAGGCGAGATTGCCATAGTGATTGATCTCGGCCGATGCCTGCGCCGCACGCGCGTCGGCATACTGGAACGAGTTCTTGCCGTATTCCCGCTCGGCATCAGCGACCCTCTTGGCGGCGGCGGCTTGCTCGGAGGCAAAGCGGGTAATCTCGACCGTGATGCCGCCGATTGCTCCGCCGACCGCGCCAAAGGCATCGGCCATGCCGCGCGCAGCCTGTTCGGTTGCCGAGACCATGTCCTCAAGGCTCTTGAGGTACTCCTCCTGGCCCTTCTGCGCGAAATCCGCCTCGATGAGCGCGGTCCTCGCGGCCCGATATCGCTCCCAGGCCTCGACCCCGCGTTCGAGCACGATCTGCTCGCGCTCGGCCTCAAGGTTGGCCAGTGCCTGCGCGCGGGCCGACTGGCCGAGCAGCGAGACTTGCAGTTCGAGCGGGGCGACCGTCTGGCGCAGGAACTCCGAGCTGGCAAAGGCGCGCGTCGCTTGTTCCCAGGCTTCGCCGGCTTCGAGAATGGCAATGCGGGCCTCGTCGGTCGGGGCTTTCAGCGCGGCCATGGCGACTTCCATCCGCTTGATCTCGATCGGGGTCTTGCCGATCTTGGCTGTCTCGAGCGCGAGGTTGGCCGCGAACTCCCGGGCGGCCTGCAGCGCGCGTTCGGCTTCAGTTTCCTTCGGGCCTTTGGCGCTCCTGGTACGGCCGGTGCTGTCACCTCGGATCTCGTCAGCCTTGGCGGCAAGCCGGGCCTTGGCAGCAGCGATGCTGTTTTGCCGCCAGCGTGCCGAGAACGCATCCATCATGCCCATGGCATCGCCGAAGGCCGAGGCAAATTCGTCACGAACCGTTGCCCCCATGCGGGCGGTCGATCCGGCAAAGCTGTTTTCCATGCGCGGCAGGGCCACAGCCTCATCTGACCGATGGTTGCAAGACCGACCCGGTCAAGCACCGGGTTGACCCAGCTTGCCAGCCAGTTCAGCGCGGCGATCGCTTTGTTGGCGAGGTATTCGATGCCGCTAATCGCGAGGTTGGCAGCTCCGACGGCGGCTTCCCCAACCACGCCGGGCAATGCGGACCAGGTGATCCGGATTGCGTTAAAACCGCCAACCCAGCCAGCATAGAGAATGGCGACGGCGTATTTGCCAGCAGTCAGAACGGCCTCAAAGGCCGTTACCGCCCAGTCCTTGAGGGTCGAGAAGACAGGGCCAAGGTTCAGCCCATCCGACACCGTCTTCCACAGGCCCTTCATGGTGTCGCCAACTGTGATCCCGACCGGGCCCAGCTTCTCCATCTCCTTCGCGGTCAGCCCCAGACTCTGCGCATAGCCGTCGAGTTCGCCCGTCTGCTTGACGCTCGACTGGAACAGCTTGAACGCGCCGAACGCGATCCCCGCCGCAGCGGCCGCAGCCAGCAGATACGGATTGGTGAGCGCGGCAGCCGCAGCACTGGCAGCAAGCCCCAGCAACGCCCGCGCCATGCCGCCGATGCCGACACCGGCCTGCATCGCGATCTGCCCGATCTGCGAGCCCTGCTGCATGAACACGGTCATGGGTTTCTGGCCGGAGAACAGGCCGACCGCGACGTCGTTGAGCTGAAAGACGAGGTTCTGCATCTGGTGGCTGGCCAGCTTGGCCGAACCGCCCATCCGGGTGATGCCGCGCGTGCCCACAGCTTCAATGGCCCGGTCCGCCTGTGCGGCCGAGCCTGCGATATCGCCCATCGCACCCGCCACCGACCGCTTCATGTCGGCCATCTCCTTCTGGAGACGGGCGACATTGGTGATCATCTCGATTTCGAGGGTGCCTGCTTTCACGTACTCGGCTCCTTCGACATGATCAGCGCCCGGAAGGCGTTGGACACTTTCCGGGAGACTTCATCACGGTTGAGGACAGACGTAGGGGTCCATGGCGGCGGGCAATCCGGCTCGCGGGCACGGACGGTTTCGGCGACGAACTCCACAGACAGGCGCCGCAGCAAACGGACCAGCCAAGGCGGCAGCTCGAGCCCCATGCAGTGCTGCCACTGGCCAATCGTCGCCCAGGATATCGGGACAGCCCCCATCGCGCCGGGGTTGGTGGGGCCGACTTCCATCAGCCAGTCGATCACCCAAGGGGTACGGATCGGCGGGAAGTCTGGGGCAAGGTCGTCGATCGCCATTCGCTGCAGACGGGTCAGCGGTTCGCTGCCGGCTTCGGGCTTTGGGTTCTTACTCGATCTGGGCTTGGGCGCGGTGCCCAGCCAGGCAAGCTGCCGGACGTAGAGGCTCAGCTCTCGGCCGAGCTCTTCGTAAAATTTGCCCAGTCATTGATGTGGGCGGCGACCTGCGTGGCGATGAAGCCGATCGAAGGATCGGCATAGGCCTTGCGGAACAGTTCCTGACCTTCCAGCCCCTCAGCGGGCGGATAGGTGAAATGATTGAAGCTGACCGTGCAAGCGGCGAGGAACTCAGCCTGTTCAGCGAGCTTTTCCTCGGCCGTCTGGTCCATCTTCCCGCGCTTCTTGATCTTGTCCATCAGCTGGTTCTGCTGGCGGGCCTGGGCGCGCTGATAAACCTTGGTGCCCGGGCCGTAGACCGTGATCGAGAGGCGCTGGCCCTTCTCGTCGAAGAGCGGGGCGTCATCGCCGCCGACCAGTTCAACGGTCGAGGTTTCGGTCGCGGCAAGCTTGGTAATGTCGAACATGAAAGCTATCCCTTGGCTGATGATGGGTGACGAAGAACAGGGGCAGAAGCCCAAAGAGGCTGGATCGCCAGCGGACTGGCTGGCCGTGCACAGGGCCGCGCAGGTGGCCTGGCGATTTCGTGATGTTGCCTACGCGCATGTCGACCGACTGAACCCGGACGCCCTGGCTACGGCCCGCGCGGACCTGCTTCGCGCGCTGGCAGCAACAGTGCCGTCACCGCGATGCGCCGACTGCCATTTCTGAGATGTCGCGCCGGACGAGGAAGGGCATGTGCTCGGGCTCTGTCGCCGGTTTCCGCCGAGTTACAAGGGCTGGCCGATGACCGAGGGTTCGGCCTGGTGCGGGGAGTTCAGCCTTTTGCGAAAGGCGAAATGACCGGATTGGGTAGGCCTTGTTGGTCATTTTCCATTCAGGGCTTTTTGCTGAACATAGCCATGCTTGATCGAACGATTCGAAACGCGGGAGACTAAGCCATGCATGCGATGCGCATTCTTGGACTTGCGGCGATGATGGCCCTGACCGCCATTCCACTCGCTACCCATGCGGAGCCCGATCAGAAGAACAACCGTGGCTACGTCGTCGGCAAGGGCGGCGTGGCGCGATCGGCAAATACACAGCAGCCTGATGGCGGCGAGCCGGGCACCACTGCTCCGAAACAGACCCAGCAAGCGACCTTCGGTGAACGGGTGAATGCCGGCCTGCAACAGCCCGGCAACGCAGCCGCATCAGGTGCTGCCGCAGAAGCGCCAAGCGACGCTTGTCAACCTCGAGCGCGAGGCGACGAGATGGCAGCCAATGCATCTGGGCAGGCCAACGCATCCAGAGGGGTCAGGGTCAGCAACGGACAACTTGACCACTGCCTCGGCCTTATCAGGTAAGGATCTCGAAAACAGGCGGCTTACGGCAAATTAGGGCGCCAGCACCTCGACCACGCCGACACCGGCGGAATTGGTCGTCAGCTCCAGCGTCACGGTGGCGGTGGTGATCTGGTCGACCGAGCCCACATTGACCTTGAAGCTCATGACCTGGGCTTGGAAGTAGTACTTGTCGCCGTTCTGGGTGGTCACGAGGAAGCTGTGATCGCTGTCCGAGGTTGAGGCCGATTTCAGCAGGATCTGGCCGGCATCGTCGGTGTCGAGACCGAGCTGGATGGTCATCGTGCCCTGGTTGAAGCTGCCTTTCTTCTTGACGACGCCGCGACTGCCCACGGGGTTGAAGGTGACGAGATTGTACTCCCGGCCGAACTCGCCGAGGTCCGACACCTCGCCGACCAGCGTCATGGTGAGCGCATTGTAGCCGGTGGCATCGAAGGTCGCAGGGGTAGAGGCCGACACCTTCAAGGTGGTGCCGGCGGAAGTCCGAACGGTCATGGCATTGGGTCCTTATTGAAGGTGAGGCCTGAGCGCGCCTCGTTGAATGAGACGCGGAAATCCTGCGTCTGCATGTGGATGCCGGTCTCCTCGTCGAGGAAATCAGGTCCGGCGGAGTCGGTGTGAACGGTGACCTGGCTGAGCCCGTCGATTGCGGGCATCTGGTCGGCGGCAGCCTTGCGGACAGCAACGAGAATGGCTTTTGTCTCGGGATAGGTGCGCGCCAGCACCGTCACCTGCACCCGCTCCGTCACACGGCGCCTTGGTCCCGGTGCCGGGATGTTGCGATCGACACTGCTGACCGACATGAGCGAGATCGCAGGCAAGTCCGTGCCTTGCGGCAGCATTCCAGCGACAATCCGCACCGCAGGTGCAAGCGCCGTCACCCCGGTGTCAGCCACCAGGAGCGAACGGACAGCAATCACCCCGTTCATTCGTCATCGACCTCGAGGGTCGGGGCCTTGAGGTTCCCGATCTGCACGCGGTGGGCGATGTAGGCGCCCATCGCGTTGACGGCCTCCTCGGCCTTCTGGTCGAGCGCCGGGCGCAGGAAGGGTTTTGCCGCATGTCCGGGATGCATCACCATGGGGCCGACAAAATGTTCGCCGATCTTCAGGCTGCCGCGCTTCACCATCTTGTTGATCGTGCCGATGCTGACCTTGCGGGGGCCATGACGGGTTTTGCGCACGGGCTTGTCGGCTTCGGCGACCGAGATCAGGTGCGGCGCGACCCCATATTCGATGAACAGGCCGAGATAGGAGCCTTTGCCGCGTAACTTCACGTAGGAGGACAGCTTTGCCCCATCCGTGCGCGTGCCGATCCCGATCGCCTTCTTGAGCTGGCCGGTGCGAACCGGAACATTGGCCTTGGCCTGCTGCTGGATCACCTTGGCCCCGGCACGCAATCCGCCACGGATCACGTTGCGCTCGAGGTTCCTGGGCAGTTCGTCGAGCAGGCGCATCAGTTCAGGGCCACCCTTGAGCCTGAATGTCATGGCGCGGCTCCTTCGCTCGAATGTTCCTCGACCATGAACTCCATGGCCTCCCGGCGCCCGAGCATGGCTGGCCCGGAAATGATCTGATGGACGCGCGTATCGATGATGACCCGCATATCTGCGGCAAGCCCTGCCAGATACCGAATGCGGATCCGGGCAGGACGGCGACCGATCTGGATGCTGTCGGCCAGGCGCTCGGCCCTGGAGGGGAGCATGTCCTTCACCTCGGCCCAGACGCAGGCGAACTCGGTCCAGGTTACCTGTTCGGTGCCA